GATTAATTCTTCCTCCATCGCGCTATCCATCGATTCCTGAAGACCCCCCCCTCTCCGGGTAAATACTGTAGCCCCGAATTTATCCGGGTTCAGATGAAGCCCCAAGCTACCATCCCCTCCCAGTTCAATCGCCATCGGTATTTTGTGCTGATCCCAAATAACCTCCACACCGAGGGCATCAAAAAGACCTTTGAATTTTGCGTATGAGTTCTCTTGCGCTCGACGAGTTTCTGCAACCTGAACATTGATCGGTTGATCCACTCCTCTTCCACGTCTTGGGATAGGCGAGAGTGGCGATCTGGGAGGTTGCAAACTCCTGAGATGCTCCAAGTGTTCTAGTTGACCTTTTTCGGGATCAAAAGGGACTTGCTCTAACTCTGGACTGACAGCCGGAATCTGGACTGCCCTTACGCCTTTGGCACTTGGCTCAATCTTGGGTGCCGGCGCTTTAACTTCAGTGGGTTTAGCTTCTTCGACTTTGGGCGCTTCTTCACGTTTAAGCGGCACTTCGCCAAGTTCAAGGCTGCCTATCCCAGGTTCAACCCTTGCAGGATCTGCTCCCACTCGTTCTGCGGTAAAAGGTGATGGCGCCTGTTCGCGTGCGTGCCAAGGGGCCAGGATAACTCCGGGCGGTTGCGGTTGATCGAGCGGTCGCGCCTCGATAGCACCTTCAATTGGTGCTTGGGGTGCGCGCGGGAGGTTTACCTCGCTGGGTTTAATGATCTGAAACCCTCTGGCGCCGGGCATCTCCATCGGCGCATCCCCGGGCTTGGCTTCAATTGCCTCGTTGCGCCATGCTAACAGGTTATTGCCAACCGCTTTGCGCTGGGCATCCGGCAACAGATACATGGTGCGATCCAACAGCGTCGCCTGTAAGGCTTGATTACCGGCATCGCGAGCCTGGACCGCTTCAGACAACGATTCTTGAGCGGCCTCTGGCATTCTTTCCGCAGTGAGACTGAACAGTCCTCCTAAAAGCCAGGTAGTCGCCGCAGTCGAAATCCGGTCGTTGGCGCTAAGAGTTATCTGTTGCTCTTTTGGCTTGCCCCAATTGTCGATGAAGGTTTTGGCTTCCTGATCCGCTGTAGCTACGCCAGCCCAACCTGCCCCGTGATAAAAAAAAGCACTCAGAATTCGCCCCCGAGGCGTGTAAGCCAGAAACTGTTCTAAAAACCTGACCGTCGCCCCTTCGCTGCTTTGTAACAGTGCTTTGTCCATGCCAGCTTCCCGATACTTGGAATAAGCCTGCAGAGCGTCATATCCCATCCCGATAGCCAGACCAACCACATGCGGAATGACCACTCTGCCCAAGGTAACCGATCCGCCCAAAGGCAGAAATGATATCGCGGCTTCCGGGGCAGCACCAAGAGCACCGGAAATGTTGGCAGTGGTCTGGCCGATCACCTCATGCGGTTTAGGCATGTGATGCGCGTCTTCCCATTTCTTTCCCTTAGTGGCAAAACGAGTCGCCCAATTGTAAAGTCCCTGGGTGATCTTGCGTTGAGCGTCACCGCCGGCGTCGGCTCCCGTGTAACCGCGAATCTGCACGTTATGCGCTGGATCGATCCCGAGGGTTTTCAGCCAGTCCGGCGTGCCTTTGCCGGGATCGATGCCGAGTGCGCGCAAAATCGGACTCATGAAGGTAGCGAAATTCTCAGGCGTTTTCGCTAAGTTTGCGGTGTGCTCGTAAAAGGAGGGAACAATGCGAGGGAGTTGCTCGCTGATATTGTGCAGCACGTTGGTAGGCTGCATCCGGTCAATAAACTCATCATTATTGTCGTTGGGATACCAGCGTTCCTTGACCGCTTTTAATAAAACTCCAGTATCAACAGTCTTGTAGTCAGGATAAAGTGCCGTCAACTGGTCAACACCGCCTGGGTATCGCTGTTTGAAGGCTTGATACAGTTTTTGATCCGGCACATCTTTGTAATCAGCATTTTGGGATTTTAACGTTCTGACCACGCTCTGCGGCGAAAGCGGGTTATCGTTCTCTTTAGCCTGTTTATCCTCTAATTCCTTGAGTTCAGCCTCCCCGATTTGTGCTTCGGCTTCTTCAGCCCCGTAGAGACCTTCAGCCTGGTTAGGCTCGCGGGTTGCAGGATAATCAAGGTTGTACCCGCTTGCCATGTGCAGCTTCCCGTCCATCCCGGGAGCTGGAGTCTGTCCCTCAGGCGTTGAGTGGCTGACCGCTTCGATAGCGAGTTGCTCTGGAACACTGCCTTTGGTTTTGGTAAAGAGTTCAATCCCTTCGCCACCCTTTGCCGCACTGGTTTCGTTGACCTGGCGCCAGCCATAAGGAGGCACATAAACCCAACTCCCGACCGGCGCATTGTAGCGCTCCTGCAAGACCGGACCCAACCCGATTCCGTAACCTTCCCCTAATGGATTGTTGAGCGGCCCGTATTGTGATGAGTGACCTTCCCAAGGATACTCTTCGTAGCTGCGATAAGAGCGTTTATCGCTAGCTGGAGTCGAGGTATCGGGCGGTTTTGGAGCGTCAGAGGTTTTATCCTGCTCTGCCAGCTTGCGTGCCGCAAAGTCCTCACTGGTTTGGATGGCATCATCATCAGTCGCCATGCGGGCTTAATTCTTTGTCACCAGGATCTGGTGTTAACTCATGAGTGTTTCCCTGCTTTTCAAAATCAGGTCCGAGATTGAGGTCAGCCGGATTTTTCTTTACCCGTGCTTGCTTTTTACCCTCACTCTTTCCCACTACCCCGGCTGCAGCTCTACCGCGTGCTTCGGCTTCAATCTCTTCCAGTTTTTCTTTGCGGCGAGCATCATGAAACTCCTTAAAGGGATAGAGTTTAGTTGCCTTCCAATAAGCCTCCGCGAAACTGGCACCCTGTTTTCCTTGCACAGCGTCTTCCATTTCCTTGGCGAGTTCAGGGTGGCCGCCCTCCATCGATTTCCTCGCCAGATAAGCCAGATACTCTTTTTGCTCCTCGGTAGAGCCCATCAAGGTGGCAAGTTTGCCTTCAGCTTCCGCCCGCGCCTTTATCGCGTCACTGAGGAGCTTCTCGCGGTTCTCCAAAATATCGACTGTGGAATGGTAACTTTCCGTAATAGCTTTAGCGGCAATAGCACTGTCACCCCAGTACTTAGCCATGGCTTGGATCTGCTCTTTTTTCTCGGTCATGTTCATGGTGCGATTGGCGATCACATCCTTGTAATAAGTCATTTTGTGCTCTCCCTGTTCAATCGCCATGTCATTTTGATACTTCCAAAGGGCATAACCCTGTTGAGATTTCTTTAAATAGCCGGCCTTTACTCCTTCCAAGCCTTCAGCGAACGCTTTGGCCGCGCCTCCAGCCCATCCCCCTCCGCGAGCGCCGAACGCAAAGGCTAAAGGTAAAGCAACCGCGGCGTATCGCATCATGGCAGTTTTAAGGTCGTTATTGGTCTGGCCGAACCCCGGCGGAAGAGTTGGTGAAGGATACGTTTCCTCGAAGGAAGGCATCTTCGGGACAGGGTCACTATAGAGCTGTTGCAAATCCATCTGGGCTTGCTGCTGCTGTTTGAGGTTCTGCTCTTCGATTATGCGTTCTTCTTTCTGTGCTCTGAGCGCATGATCAAGCGCATCCTCGCTTTCAGTGACGGGTTCGGCACGTCGAACTTCAGGTTCTTTCTTTTCATCAGGAGTGGCAGGATCAGCCTGGGAGCCGTCTGATTCAGGCGCAGGCTTCCGTGGCGTGGTATCGATATGCGGTCGCCCGCTCCCTAATGAAAAACTTTCATCCTCTTCATCGCCAGCCATAAGGTTATCTCCACGATGCGGCAGCTTGTCGGTAATGCCCGAGTGAATTAAGTGCGCTTAGTGTAATAAGGCCCTGAAGCTTCTGCGGTGTTTGATCCAGAAGCTCTAAAATCTCTTTGCGGTGCTCCTGATCTTTGAGGGCATGCATGCGCAGGAATCTGAACAGGTCTTTCCCGTGCAAGCGTTCAAGTTCCTCGACCATTCCCAGAGGTGTGGGATCAGCTTCCTGTACGGCCAGATAGCCCAGTAACGCTACCGGATGCACATGGCGGATGAGGTAATATTGCGTCCCAACCATTGCCATTGAGAAGTTGTCTGGAAACCCGGTTTCTATCTTTGCGCCGGCGAGATCGCTTTTGAGAACGGCTATTTCGCCGGTTTCCTCTTCCAGATGCTCTAGATAATATTGCTGTAATCTATCGTCAAAACCCGATGATGGAATTTGAGTTGCCCCATCAAGAAGGAGACCTTCACTTGCAACACAAGCGTGATACAAAAAACAGAGATTCTTAGCGACTGCTGCCAGAGAACGTCCGTTGATGGTAATGGTTTTTTTGCCTTCACGAACCACTTCCATCACTGAATCGCTGAAGATCATAAACACGCTAGAATCCTGCCAGACCCACTAAACCCGCAGTCAGACCGGCTACATCGGTTCCTGCTGCCGCTGAGCCGATACCGGCCCCAATTCCGCCGGCCGCCGCACCACCACCACCGATAAGTCCACCAACACTACCCAGAATCGATCCCAACCCACTCATCATAGAACTCTGGTTTTGTTGTTGAGCCTGCATTTGCGCGATCTCCAGGTTCGTCTGGTTGGTCGCTCCCGCTGTAGCCGCACTTATCAGGGCGTTGAAATCGTTGGTCGATTGCCCGTACACACCCAGCAGGCTGTTAACGAAACTGTTTAAGAGTCCATAACCGCTGAGTGCCTGCTGCCATAACGTGTTCTGGGCAGCACCATATTGCTGGCTGATGCCCTGGAACATATTAAAGGTGTCGTCTTTAACCTGCTGACTGATTTCTTGTTCGCCCACCCCGAGTTTGGCCCAGTTTTGACCGAGTGATTGCCAGTTCTGGGCGGTCTGCTGCCAGCCTTGCGCCAACTGATCGTAAGCTTGCTCGAGTTGGATATTGCCCTGGATCAATTGCCCTTTCTGAGCTGCACCCTGCTGCTCAAGTTCGCCACCAAGCATGGCGGCTTGGGTGCTTGAACCCAGTCCCATGTTCGCCAGGTTTTGCGTTGTCTGGGCTTTAGCTGCAGTCGTTGCCGCATCCACCATCGCCTCCTGATCGGGGAAGAGTCCTTGCGCATTTAGTTTATTGGCGTTTAAAATATCAGCCGCACTTTGGCCTAAAGCGCTTGTTGAAAGACCGGCGGTTTGCGCGGCGTTGCCAAAAAACGTGTTTTGCAGACCGGCCAAAGTAGCCGGGTCCATCCCTGGAGCAGGAGTGCCGGCAATCTGTTTTTCCAGGTTGAGCGCACTAAGTTCTTCATTGATCAATGAATCTTGTGGAGATCCACCCGTCATGACGGGAGCAGGCCTGCCACCTCCGCCGCCGGCCACCGCACCACCACCACCGCCTGTTCCTACACTCCCCGGCACCTGACTACCTCCTGTCCAGGTACTTGGTCCAATCATCCCAGGATAATTCTGGGCGATCATTTGCGCCTGACCACTGCCGGGAGCTATCGTCTGAATCTGGGCGCCGGTACCGCCGCGGTAAGTGCCAAGTAACCCGCGAGCACTCAAAAACGCTTGCTGGTCAGGCGTCAGGTTAGCCGGTTTACCGTCAGATGTAGTGGCTTGACCAGTCTGAGCATTGTACCAGAAAGCGCCACCCTGTTCTGGCGTAGACAAAAATTGCGGCACTTGTACGTGCGTTTGACTACCGGCCGCAGTTCCAGGCTGAAACGCTGGAGCACCGGCCGTTGGTGCGCCGGGAACAGTTGGATAAGTAGGAAACCCAGGTCCAGCCGCTCCTGCCACCGTGCCGCCGGGCGCAACGCCAGGAGCAGCGCCCACTGCCGCACCGCCAAGACCAGGATAATACGGCTGACCTGACGGGTTAAAATCCTGTGCTGAGCGACCAAAAAATTCGTTCCCAGGGTCCAGAAAAGACGATGTTGATGGACCTGGAGCGGGCAATGCCGCGCCTCCAGTCGCTAAATTGGCAGCGTAATTTCCCATGGAAACCGCTGTGGGCAGAAGACTGGAGAGATAATTGGCAAGGTTCTCTTCACCACTGAGCAGGGTGTTGATATTGCCACCCCCAAACATAGTTGCCTTCGAAGGATCGATTTTAGGCACCGAAACACTACCGCCGCCTTTGCCGCCGCCTTTTGACGTAGATTTACCGCTCCTTTCTTTGTGACAATTAAATAATTAGGACAAAACGTCTTTTTTCTAGGACAAAACGTCAGTCATACTGGTACTTTTCGACTGTACAGAGTCTCTTTCAACCACCATTCCCTCGGAAGAGCATTAGGACAATTCGACTGTCCCAGCAGAAACCTTGACAAACCTTGACAACAAAACAACGCCAATAATATTAAAGCGTTTTCTTTTTCGTTTCTCTTTCTTGTAAGGCTTCTTTCTACTTTACTTTTTCTTTTAATCTTCTTCTTTCTGAGAGTTCTTCTTTCTGACCTTATCTGATCTACTTTGGCTTTGCGACAAAATTGAGGCGCACTCGCGCTACAAGGAAATCTGTGGCGAAAACGGGTTTCACTATCACTTGTGGATTCAGTGGACGCTCGAGCATGGTTTTATCTGGTTTGATGCTTCGCCGCCGCAAGTTGGTTTAATTGCGCGACCCGTAAACCTGCACATGGTCGAGCACTACGAAGAGTATCCGCACTCCGAACTCTTGTACCTTTTTGATCACCACGGCGACGGGATCTGGATGGATTTTCTCTGGGCGCCTGCTCATTTCGATACCGTGATGCGATTTCTGGAAGCCACCGGCAAAAAATGGGGTGGCTGGGAACACCGGACGACTTTGCGTCCGCACACCGTCGAACTGTCCAAACTCATCCATTGGTCCCGATGCCGTACAATAAATAGATTCCGCTCGCCAGCGCGGCTAGTCCACTGATAACGGCATAAGCCCCCGCAGCCACTGACACGCCGCTACTCCAGTTTGCCACGCCTGCTGAAAGATTGGCAACCACGCTATAGGCGGCCGCAGATGGAGCACTCGCTGAGTAGGTAATTGTGCGAGCTGCCCCACTGGAATTAAGCGTGCGCACGAACACGTTTGCCCCGGCATCCAGATTGGTGAGAGCGACTGAAAGATTGATTGCCCCGGTTAAGGTGTAAGAAACAAAGACCGTGCTCGCGCCAGCACAATTGACAGTCTGGTTTGCCGTGACCGCGGCATTAGTGCTTACCACCTGTTTAGAGGCAGTCGCTCCCAGTTGATTCTGTCCATTAAGCAGACCGGCTAAAAACACCGGATCACTGGAGAGTCGCGCCACAATCTGCTCAATCTGCGCGAGGCTTAAGGAGATATCGTTCTGAAAAACTTTCAACGCCTCCGGATAAACAGCTACCTCTCCATTGGCAACGCGCCCGGCCAGATGAAAATTACTGATCGCTTGTGGATCAACCGTGAAGAGACTCATTGCGACATCCCTCGTTGTTCATCTTTCTTGACTCGGTCAAACCGGGTAACGATCTCGTGGATCTCGGTTAAGATCTTGCCCTGGTTATCCAGCATCTTTTCCTGATTGGTGAGTGCGGACAACTGGCGAATCTCAAACGCCGTCATGTCGTCTTTAAATTCCTGCAGGCTTTTTTTGTTTGCCGCGCTATCAACATTGCCCTGATGGAATTCCGAGGTTGCCGCTCTCATCCATTCATGGATTTCAGCTACTTGCTTGACCAGTTCCGCCTTGATCCGTTGCTCGCCTTCAAATGCTACTTTACGGGATACTTCGATCTCGGCTTTATTGCGGTCGGCGCTATTCCAAGTCGCGACCCAGTTGCCAAGACCCGAAAGCGCCACCAAGCCAACAGTAGCGAGCTGCACCCACTGATGGCCGCTCTGAGCCAGCGTGGTAAGAACCGCTCCATTGGTCTTAGGTTTTTCGTCCACACTTTGTCCAGTATTTAGTGCTTCGGAGTGGGAGACGGAGTCGGCGTCACCGTAAAACTAAATGCCCCAACTCGTACTACGTAGGACTGATTCGCAGTCCCGTTGGTTTTGTCGGCAATCCTACCGTGAAGATGAAAGGGTCCGATGGCGGACCCTCCAACCCCAGCCCGTTAACCGCCGCCGCGGTCAGGGTGTATGAACCATTGGCAACCGCGCCCAGATCGTAATGCAACTGCTGGCTCCCGTCCGAATTGATAACGGCTTGCGTCGTAATCGGTGTCTGCGCGATCCCGGTGATCACGTAGGAGACAACATTCAAACTCTGTTGTGCTTGAGCCGGTACAGGATCGCAGACTAAAGGAAGGGTGCGCCAAGTGTGATGTTGGCACACCCAAAAACAAACAATGCTACCAAGGCTTTAATCATAAGCAAAGACCCCCACGACATCACGCAAATGTGGTATCGTAGGGGCAGTATGTTTCGCATTACTATTAACGCTCTTCCGGAGCGTTTTCGAGAGAAGATTTTTGTCGATAGAAAGTCTGGTTGCTGGCTCTGGATCGCCGGAAGTCACGGTAGAGGATACGGCGGATATGCCGTTACACACTCCAAGAAAGAATACGCCCATCGCTTTGCGTATGAGTTCTTCTTTGGCCCAATCCCAAAGCACTTGCAGATTGACCATCTGTGCAAAAACAAAAAGTGCGTAAACCCAAGGCATCTGGAAGCTGTCACCACTCAAATGAACACGCTGCGCGGAATGAACTTCCCTATCCTTGACGGAAAGCATTGCATGCGAGGTCACCCGCTCTGGGGAAAAAATCTGTACATGGAAGGCACTCAACGCCGCTGTCGGATCTGCGGTAACGCTAGAGCAAGGAAATATCATAACACAAAAAAATAGTGTTCACCATCCCGTGTCGGCGGTGTAGTGGTAGCCGTAAACAGTGTTCAGTGTGACAGCACTAGTAAACTGGAACCCAGCAAACCCACCCTGAGATGATCCCGATATAGCCGCCAGACTGGCGTTTGCTCCTCCTACAAGAGTCGCAGCACTAGCGGTTCCGTCATTGGCGTAAATGGTGATGGCTGGATCTTTGGCCATTGGTTTTGGAAAAGCAATCGAGCCCAATGCATACAGACCATTTTGGATAACAGGAAGATATCGGAACCCTGGTGTACTGCTAGCCGTTGGAGGTTTCACCCCATAATCATAGGATTTTGCGAAGTAGCGTAGGCATTCATCCAGGTTCTGGCTGAAGGGTTTATCGATCAGCGTGGTGCAGTTGGGGCCGGGCTCGTGCTGGATGAACATCAAATCGAAGGTATTGCCAGCAGCAGCAACAAAATTACTCTGTCCCGGTACGCCAACAAGGCCAGCTGCTCCGCTTTGCCAGACGTTAGCGGCTGGCAGCATTTTACTCGCGCCTGCCGCTAAAACGACAATGATAAAGTAGGCTAATGCTCCTGGAGTTGTAACGAAAGTTCCGCCAGACGCCCATATCGGAAGATTAGGCAGTGTGATCAGAGTCAGAGTATTAGCCGCTCCCAAAGTACAGAGCGATCCCAGGGCATAGGCTCCAGTTGGATCTTGCAGGGTCAGGCCGAATTTCAAATTGGCTACATTACTTCGACAAAGGATCGAAATGGAATGAACATCATTACTTAATTCACGAAACTGCGGACCTTCGATAAACTGAAAAAGCTGTAAATTATCGCTGGCTCCTAAAGTCGCTGCCGTAGTAACAGTAGTCCGCAAGAACGAACGGCTTATTCTAAAGCTCGTACCTGGGATACACCCATCCGGCAAAGTCGCGGATTGCTGACCGGCAGTAAGGTTATAGGTTCCTGCTCCTGTATATTTCCAACGATCAATAATTAGGTTACCACTTGGACCGGATACAGTGCTACCGACATTCCGCTGATCCACCTCAAAATTGGGGTTGCCCACCGCGTTAAAACTCCTGAGGCGCACACTGTAAATTTGCCCTGGACCCTGGACGCCCGCGATGCGGAAACTGGTCCCGTCATAGATCATGCTAACCACGTAATTGGCTTGCAGTTCGCCGCCCGTTAAAGGGTTGCCATCCGGGGTAACAATCGGGACCAGGCCCAGGGAGGAGACGTTGATATTGGCAGTGCCGGTATTGGTATTGGCAATCTGGACACTGAGCCACATCCCGGCGATATAAGCGCTGGGAGGCGGCGTTAAAGCCGTCACGTAATTGTTAGCTGTCCCGGTGTCAACACTGTAATTGTTCCAGCCGATTGCGCTGTCATTGTAGAAAGAGAGAATATCCGCGAAATTAGCGTCCAGCATCGGGATATTGTTGGGTACCCCGGCGCCTTGAGAGGCAAAAGCCGTTGGTACTGCAGTGTGCGGTCTTCCAGCCATAAGTTTTATGCTCCCCAGTCAGCAGGCAACTCGGTGTATTCGACGGCAAAAGCGCCAATCGCCGCTGCGCTTCCGGTTAAAGTCAGGTTCAATCCCAGTCGTTTCACGGTAATCGGTAAATCAAACTCCATCAGTTTATACTGCGGTCCCAGCGTTGACCATGTAAATGGACCGGCATTGGACCAGGCAAAGGTCGCAGTGGGATTGTACCAGATAAAGGCCAGGGTTGGGTTAGTGGATTGGAGATCGGGCGTGTAAGTGTTCAGGCTCTCGTCCACCGCCGTTAAGGCAACCGTGGAAGAAAAAGAGGCGATCAGTTCGACGCCGGCCCTGATAATGGTTTTTTCCCTGATGCGCGTGCCGAAACACCACAATTTGGTGTTGATCTTACTGGTCACATTGCCGGTGCCGCCACAGATCTGGTAGATTTTGCCTGCGGTATCAACGCCAAAGATCTTCTGTTGACCGTTGGTCTGGTCAACGCCGTAAGTGATAAAGGCGATATTGCCCTGGTTCAGGCTGAACCAAAGCTGGGTCTGAGCGTTCGGGTTATAAACCAGGCACATGATCCGGTAAGTGCTGTCAGACGCATAAAAAACATTCCAGCATAAGACCCAGACGCCCAGGATCTGGCCCCAGGCCGCGCTAAAACTGGAGTTGGCAACGCCTAGGTTCTGGAAAAAACCAGTAATCGGGTCTGACACATCGATGGGCTGAGAACCCAACAAACCCCATATCCCGTATAAACTGGAGTAATAAACCGCATAGCCGGCCGGCAAGAAGCTCCATTTATTGATCAGCCCCGCTTCATCGGTTAAGGTCGAGGTCTGAAACTGCAGAACCGCCGGTTGACCTGTATCGTAGAGACCTCCATAGATCCTGATCCAGTTGTATCCAGCTACATAGAGGTTGCCTCCATACGGCGCCAGCATCCGGATAGGCGGGGGGCAATCCATTTCGGTAATGAGAAAAGATCCGCCGTCACCGCCCAGGTTATTGTAAGTGCCGCCGGCCGTAAAAGTGATGGTGCTCTGGTTAGCCAGCCACAGTCTATTAGAGTAAACGGTGATAAAGGCAGCTGGCTGCGAACTGAAAACGGTTGAGAAGACGCTCCCGTTCCAGGCATAAACTTTCGCGGCATTGAGATCGCTGAAGATAATTTGCGTGCCTTGCCAGTTGGCGATGTCGCAGTTCGCACTCATGGTGCCGGGAGGTGTAACTGTAGTGACGCTACCGCCCAGACTGGTCTGGTAAATTGCCCCGTTGGTACAGAGACTGAACAAATAAAGCGCCTGATTTAAGACTTGCGCACTCATCCAGATCACGGGCGATGGGAGAGTGGCGATTACCGCACCAGGAGGTGGAACCTGCTGCAAGAGCGGTCCCAACGGCATCGCGTTGATCAGCTCGTCGTAAGCCGTATCGCTGATAAACCAGCGCGCTACTCCACTGGTTTTATCGATACCGCCATGCTGACCGCCGTCCTCGGGAAAGAAGACCGTGTCTATCTGCGGATCAAGCGGGCGACGAGTAGGCATAGCTCATGGTCTGCGAGGGTCTGCCCCGTATTGCGAAGGTACACGGTAAACGGGATAAACACCCAGTCTTCGCTCAACCTCAAAGGCGTACTTCTGGAAGAAACGTTCGCTTTCCCCGAATGCCTGTTGATTGTATTTGGCGTAAGACGCGGCTAACCAGGGAATAAGAGTGTAATCACTGAAAGCGGGCGGAATCACCGTTTCATTGTCGGTGACAGCCTGTAACAGGTTGGGCAGATAAGTGCAATCAACCTCCAGGGTGTAAACACCATTGGGGATCGGCTCAACGAAAAAGCTTTGTGTGTCGAACATGCCCCAGATAAACGGGATAAACGTGAACCCCCGGAAGGAGCGGTAGATAGCACTGAGCTCGTCCCATGCCATATAATCAAGCAATGGGACCAAGGTATTACTCCAGAAAACGGCCAGGCTATTGATTTGCAGGATTGCGGCCGCAGAGGTGCCGCCACTCTGTAGAGCACTCAGCACCGAGGTGAAAGTGTACTTGTCCTGGTTGGCAACCGTCTGGATAGAAACCAGGGCTCGGCAACAGAATGTATCGATGATCAGGTCTGCCCTGGCCTGATTAATTAAATCGATCAGGTCTTGCTGAGTAAACGCTGTCGACAGAGCGTCCCGCAGCATGAAGCGAGTCTTCTGGATATATGTTCCAAGATTCACTCACTGTTTCCTTGCCGCCAATCGATCGAAATCCGCTCCCGGCATGGTCTGGTTCATGTTCACGGTCACGAAGTCAAAAGCCTCAAAGCGCTTTTCCTTGTCCGGTTTATTCGCCCAGCCAAGAGACGCCAGCTTTTGTTTCCAGAGCGTGATCTGACTTCCGATACCGCTGTTGCCCATTGCGCCAGTGGTATGTTTGTCGCGGTAATTGCGCGGGCCTTGATCTACGTTGCGCGAGTTTATCTCACTGCGGGTATCCCACAGAAATATCCACCACGCTTGCTCCGGAGTGAGCAGCACGGCTTTACCGGGAGGAAAATCGAACAATTCCCCGTCCATCTGGAAGGTGCAATGACCGCTGAACTTGTCGTCACTGGAGGGTTCAGGCTGGTTATTGTTCTTGGCCCAGACTCTCAAGTGATTAGGAAAATTGCGCGTGTCCATCGATGTTTAACGCAACTGATAAACTGTCAGGGTTCCTGCGGTGGTTGGGCAATTGACTCTGATATTTGCCCCATCACTGATAAAAGGAAGGAGCGAAGTGACGCTTGCGGTGCCGCTCCCCAGCGTTACCCAACCCGGCGAACTAGTACCTTGGAAAGCCTGCAATTGCATTGCGGTAGTGCCGCTCGTCAATACGATAAAGCCGCTGCCGGGAGGCAAAACGTAGGTGCTGCCGGCTGCCATCGTCTGCAGGTTAGGGATCTCAAACAAACATCCAGGAACATCGTTTACGGGATTGGGAATTGAGTATCCCTGGAACCCGCCGGCGAATGAACCTGTGTTGAACGGACTCCAAAGCAGGAAACTCAAACTCACAGTGCCGGCGGCCGTAGCCGGCAATGAGATGTGAATCTGCGTGGCGCTGTCAATCGAGGTGATCACGCTTCCGGCGGGTACGCCCGTACCTGTCACCGGCTGACCAACGTTGAGGTTAGCGGTTGCCGTTAAAGCGGTGATGATCGCGGAGCCAGCGCTGGTGGTTCCGTTCTGAGTTACCGCAGTGATCCACGGCGACGGAGTAGGGATACTCGCCGCAATGGCGGGTGCGTTTAAAATTGCGACTCCAGGGATTCTTGGCATAAAAAACCTATGGTATACCTACCTCATTAGCATTGGTAAAAGCTGTCGCGCCACTGCCGCTGGTGCCGTTAGTGGTCTGGCTGGTGAGATACGCTCCCATGACTCCTGAGTTCTCGGTTCCGCACCGATCAGCGATATCATGCAGAGCCTCGCGCAAAGTGGCTCGAGCACTCGATTTACCCCAGGGAGCCACGGCGGTGAACGTTGCCGAGTTAATCGGGTTAGAAACCGATGCGCTTAAATTGACGTTAATCGCGAACTGGGACAGAGCGGCCATTTAAATTGTCACCGAGTTAAAGCCTGTCACTACCGCATTGGCTTTTGGTTTGGTGTTGATGAAAGCCAGAAGCAGCATGATCACGCCAGTGAACGAGAGAGAGTTACTCGGCAGATTGGCAACGAAATCAAAGAATTCCCATTCCGCATCCTCATGAATTCTGGCGCTGAGATAGTTGAAGTTTGCCAGGTACAGCGTGCCTTCCGGGCAATACGGATCGATGTAGATCGGAACTTGCATCACCTCAAGCGCCCGGAAAGCGCTCAAGTATTCGGTCGAGCGAAGCTGATTGGGTTGGTAACGTTCCAAGCCCAGGAAATCCTGCATTAACAAGGTCCAGGTGCCGGCATTCATAAAACCGGCATCGGGAATCTCGCCCTGAGCTTTCACCACCCCGTTGATGTACTGAGCGATCAAGGCGCGTGTAGGGTTGACACCTCCTGCGGCATACCGTTTGGCTTGCCACCAAGGATTGTTCGAGCGGTTAATGCCTCCGTAGGTCACCAGATTGGTCCCGTCATCGATGGCGCCCGGCAGACCGATCGGTTCCAAAGCGTTGGTAGTGTTGTTGTAGAGCACCGTGCCCAGCATGTCGCGCATCGCGTTACCGGCATCGTTAAAACGCAAATCCAGTATCGATTGGATCTTCTGCTTTTCCTGAATAAGAAGTTCAGTCGCTAAAATTGGAATCGGGCACAGAGCCATGCACAGACTCCAACTCGCCGGCGTGATACCCACCAGCCCTGTGGGACTGGTAAAGGTGCCGTCAAATCCCGTAAATTGCGGTTGCACCATTTGCTGGAATTGCACGTTGGCGATCACACTGTCGATACCGCCCGCTTCCAACATCGCGTTTGAGAGTAACCCCACCAAAAATGGACAGGTGTTATATACCTGGACGATTGCTCTCTGAAGGATTGCTCGTCTGGTGATGTAGCTTAGTTGTGTCCCCAGACTGCCTGCGGGCAAGATCCCTGATCCTAATGGCATAAATTATCCTTGCTGAGAATTGATCATGTCCAGCCCTTCTTCCCAGGCCTGGTCCAATTGTTCTGCTATGTAATTGCGTTGGTCCGTAAAGAGCCGTGATTTTGGGTTACGGAGTTCTTTGCGAAAATCGTTTTTCGGTCTTTGCATCCGGGTACTGAACGGACTCCTGACGGGATTAGAGCCGGTGACCGGGGAGTGTTGAGCGATGTAGAACCTGGCCGCGGTTTCAAGGGAGAGCACTTCGCCTTCTTTGTACTTGGCGGCGACCAGTTCTTTGACCGCTTTTATATCTTCCTCGTCCAGATTAAACGGCGCACGTTTGAGTCTGGTAATTGTGCGAGTGGTGTCCTCATCGTACTCTCGCCGGGCGGTACGCTCTTTGAGTTCCTTGAGTTCGTCTTCCAGCTTCGAGGTGCGTTCCTTGATCAGTTTCTCCACACCTTCTTCCTGTTCAAGGAAAGGCACCCTGGCATTAGGATCGGCTTCACGCACCAGTTGCTCGAGTTTTTTGCGCAACTCAGGTTTGGACGTGAGAAGCGATTCAACGTTTTTAAGTCGCTGATAATCGGCTTCTCTGGGGTTGGGGTCAGCCATAAAGCTTTTACTTGCCGGCGCGCGTGGTGCGCTCAGCAAACTTACCAGGAGCAAGTTTCTGGATACTGGTCTTACCTACGTCGGGCAAGACGGGGGGATTAACACTGTCCAGATACACCTGGTTAGTGTCAGTTATTTTGCGCGATCTGTTGCCGGATGGCCTTTTCATGTGTTGCAGTCCTCTTCACACCGAATGGTTCTGCCTTCGTCGACCGGGCGGCCGATCCGAGGCGTGAAAATTGTTTCCCCGCGATTCAAGACCACCGGAGTCCCGGTAGTAACCTGTTTAGGCGTATCGCGACGATTAACCACTTTGAGTCCTTTACCGCTGAGTGGTCCTTCCCCTGAAGTGTTGACCTGGCTGAAACGTGTGGTCTCGACTTCGCGCACCTCGCCTTCACTGTGCGCTTTAACGTGTGTGCGATACTCTTTTGCTTTGTGGAAAGTCTTGTTCATGGCGGTCCTCCAGCTCCGGGGATCGGGCCTCGAGGAGTCATTGCCATCTGCGGATTCAAGGGCGGCATTCCCGGTGGTGGCGCACCCGGAGGCATACCGCCCGGAGGCATTGGTGGCGGCATCTGGGTTCGGCGGTTCTCGGCAATTGCCTGGGCGATTCGCATATGAGGATCAACCGAATCCTCTTTGCCGCCTTCCGGACGAGAAAATATCTTGTTGAGCTTCACCAGTGCTTCGGCAACCAGTTCACCTTCTTTACTTGGTCCGAGTTTAGTCAAGGCCTCGCGCATCGCTTTTAAGACTGCCCGCATGATATCCATTCCATTGGCATGCTCGCCGGCGGGTCTGACAGCCATTGGAACCGCGGCACCCTGTGGAGGCAAGACACCGGGAGGTCCACCCCCGGCGCCCGCCATTGGATTTGAGCCTGCGACTCCAGGTGCACCCGGTGGTGGTGCGCCAGGAGGAGTACCAGTCGGCGGGCCGTTCGGTATTCCTGAAGGAGCAGGAGTATCGTCGTCAGCCACCTCCCAAGTACCTTATTCGCCGCCAGCGTTCTACCGGCGCTTTTTGCGCCCGCGTCGCCTAAATCCCAGAATCTCTTCCAGGTACAGCATAAAGGATATCCTCCTTGCTAAAGTTTGAGAGAGTTGCGTTTGGGTCAGGAGGGACATTAAATGTCTCACCCTTAGAGAACACTATTTATGCTTCACACGTAAAAAGCACAAGGAAAAAGTGTTGACGCTTCTTTAGTGCGTACAGATTGGTTCCCGGCTTAAGAACACCGGATTTGCGCCTGGAACAACTTCTAAGCGCGGATAGATGGGAATATTACAAAGCACTAGTGCGCCTTCGTGGACACTACTAAAGACCACAAACTCTTCAGGGAGGAGCGTAGCGATAAGCTCGCAGATATCCTCGGGATGCATAAACGCGGCTTCAACGCGCAACCCTGTTAACTGCTCAGTGCCAAGCACCAGAACCATGAACCAGCTTTTATTTCTCGGGGTCTCCACTACGTTTTGCCTGCTGCTTTTGTTGCTGAATTGCCTGGGCAACCATGTTCGCCATCAGACGCCTCTTTAAACGTTTCTTTAAGAGTCCTTTCATGGGCGGACTAATGAACTCGATCAAGCTCTCTGGGTCCATCGCCTGATGGCGAACCAGTTGCTCGGCATCGCGTTTCTGGTCCTCGAAGAAAACAGGACTCGCAGAGTGACCGTCCACCTTGATGCGGGTAGCTTCCGGCACTTCACTCATCCTGAAATAGCGCCCTTTAAACTGCCCGTCATCCTCGTACACGGGATAAAGCGAAGCGTCGTAGCGACGTTTGTACCGGAAGATCTGGTTAGTCCAATCTTCGATGGCTTTTTCCACGATCAAAGCTTTAACGGCGATGGGAGCTGCCGTTATCCGCATGAGAGCACTTTGAGCTTCAGCACCTCGTTGCCCTGGTTCAGGCCGGCCGAACATTCCCGGCCTCATATCGCCGGCTTCAATGAAATAATCGCTGATCTCGTTCATCATGGTAAATGCCGAATCAGGGATATCAGGTTTCAATTCCTCGATTTTCGCAGCAGGATTAGGAATAGAGGCATAACCGCCGGGACGATTTAAGGCAGCAATCTTGCTTTCGCGCATTGGCCCTACTCCAAACCCGATCTTTGGCGTTTTAAGTATCTTTTCGAATAGCTCATCCATCTGGGCGACCCGCTTAGAAAACCAATCCTGCAACAGCAACAGATCGTCAGCGAGGGAGTAGCCCCAGAAGTAATTCTTTTTAGGCGATGGCCGCACCACTGTAACCGGCAGTATCCCCGGCACCCCGATTTCACTTATCGGCAGATCAAAGATGGCATTGGATGCGCTCAAAAGCACCCAGTTCCAATCCCCGATATCGTCATCAAAAAAGATCAGATTGCTAACCCGGTAAAGCGGGGTCATTACGTAGGGATTATAGCTGTATTGGCCGCCAAGGCGGCTCATCACAATGCCGGTTTCAACGTTCCCTGAGTTTATCCCCTGGTAATTAGAAACAAAAACCCGATCAGTCTCGACATACTCAGGCGCCACCGTTTCGAGGTCTGCCATGATTTTGTCGCGCACCCGTTTAGGGTGCATGGTAAGCCGGATCTCAATCTCGGGGCGAGTAAGGTAAGCATCCCAGCAAATCGCCTGTTGCTGCATCAGATCGGTGACTGACTCGTTAAAGACACCGAACATTTCGGGTTCGAGAATCCGGCTGACGAGCGTTGGTGTGCCATCGGTCATCCTTTCCGGTAACGTAATGACCGGGCAACATCCGCAGGTCAATCCAGACAGGACCGCTTCCCAGGCTAAAAGGTCGCTCCCGGTATCGTGCCAGGCATCCTGTACGCAATCGATAACGCTTTCGACCTTGTCCAGGTGTTCAATTTCATCCGGGGGAAGTTCGGCCCAGTAATAGGTGCGGCCGGGAGCGTACAAAAAAGATGCGACTCGATTAGTAACTGGCTTGACCTTGTTATGGCGCGCCTGGTCGACGTCTCTGCTCCCGTGATCATAGGCGTTGCGGCATTTGTGATAAAAAGCGCCGCGGTTAGGAGAACTCGCCATGCATTTATCGCGTACCTCGATGGCTTCCTGATACCGCCATTTCTCGCTCAGTTTCATGGTCCCAATCCTACTCTGCAAACTCCGCACCACATAACGATCAGGGGCGGATCAGGTGTCCACACCACAAAGGGAGTGACCTCGTCTTGCTGGTCGACCTGAGCAAGTTGTTCTTGAGCTTCTGGAACGATTTCGTCCATAGCGGTTCAAGTCATCCGCACGGTGCCGGTTAAACGCGCATAAGCCACACCGTTGCCGACTACACCGCTGATTAAAAAACGTAACCCGTGAAAAGGTCCGTTAATGATCCCTCCGTACGGGGTGGAATTGGCGAGCGTGATGGTGACCGGGGTACTGGTGCCTCCTCCGGTACAGACCGTCCTCCATACCGGCACCAGCGCCCCGGCACTTATGTCAGAGTCAAGGCCCAACTCCTGAAGTGTGAGCACAGTGCCAACCCCGGTTGATCCGGCAGCAATCGAAAATATTGCCAGATCAATCACCGGACCTTGCAACGGAGTATTTTGTGGGAGTCCCCCACCCCGGCCCCGAATGGCAAAGGCGCCAAGATGGTGCTAGCGACATTATTGACGTAGGAAAAAATCGGCGTTGACATAAAAAAAGCCTTTATCCTTTGTATCTGCCGGCGATCTGGGTCCGGTCAGAGAGACCTGCCCCGGCTTTCCCAATCTGCACACCGTTTACGGCACTCACTGCTTTAGGCAGATTAGCCGCCCAACTCTCTACATCAACGGCTTCGCGTGCTCCGGTATTGATATTCATCTTCATCAGTGGCGCATCCTTGGGCAACTCAGGGATCAGCTTAGACAAGTTAGCCAGTCCAAACCCAGCTCGCATCCCGCTCTCAGACTGGTAAATCCCGCCAAAGCTTGGTTTCGGGTACCCGGTCGCATTGCTGTAATCAGCCAAGTTCTGAGCCGGCAACACGTCACTTAAAATCCGATCCACGTTTTGCGCTTTGACACTCCCTATGTGCGGTGCGGTTCTGAACGCTCGTTTAGCGATCCGCTTGCACCTGGGACACAATGGCAGTGGCGATTCAAATTCAAGCTCGCACTCTTTACAGCGCCATTCCTTGATGATCATCCGCTAATCAGGTTTTTGAGCTCTTCCTCGCGTTCACGTGCCAGATCCCGTTTCTCGGTTATCCAGTCTTTGACCCTTAAATATAACAGATCATCACTAGTTGCCCCCTTAAGCAAGAGACTTCGTTCGTCCATCCACTTGCCAATCGTGCACCCGCTGCCTTCTAAATCATAGCGGATAGGGTCGAGATAATTAAATACTGCCACTAAGAGCCCCATCACAAGGTCATCGTGTTTGCCGTCACTGCTCTCAATGTAACCGCCCGGTCCCCTGATCATGTAACTCATTTCGTTGACCAGATTCATCGAGTGAAGCATCAGGCGCCCGCATTCAAAATAGCTCTTGATGTGGTGCAATCCCTGATCCCGGGTAAGCGCGCTCTGGTTAAAGTGTTTAGCCGTGTAATTGGGGCTTAAACTGTCTATCCGCTTGTAGGCGTAAGCGCGTAAACTGTCGAAAGCCAGTCCCAGCTTGTCATAAAACCCGGTCACATCAGCCTGTAAATGTTCAACCTCGTCGATCACACTGGCCCCGCCTCCCTGGATTTCCACGTTCCAAACCACGTTCGGCGTCCCGTCCTGACGATGGTAAGCACCAAAAAGGTATAACATCGCCCAAGCAAGATGTTTGGTATTTAACCCCCTGGCGGCAAACTCAGCGCACTGTTCCATACCGTCCTCAAAACAGCGCACCAACTGGATGCAGCCGTAGTCACTGGTCTCACTCATCCCATAAGCCGGGTCCACCCCGAT